AGATACTGTCCTATGAGAGTTGTGAAGTTGACATAGGGGGGATCGGTGGTGCCTGTCACAACAACACCGAGACTGCCGCCGAGAGTCGTGGGGGGATACAGTATACCAGTCACACTACTCTGTAGGGCGGATGAACTAATATAGCTCGCGAGGCCGAGATTCTGGATGGTGCTTTGAAGGGATAAGCTACTGATATAGCCGTATGTGCCAAGGCCGACTACGGTTGACCGATCCTGCGCGTTTAATCCTATGGAGGTGCTTAAAAGGGTTGGCGAGCTGATGTAGCGGGATGATCCGAGACCGATGACTGTACTTTGGATGTTTGACATAAATGATAAAGAACCGTTCAAGAATGGCGTCATGCTGCTGGTAAGATCGGCAGTGCTAATATATTTGGAAGCACCCTGAATCCAGCTGACTGTGCTTTGAAGCTGTTGACCCGTGATACTTCCCGGTATACCACCTTGGCCGATCTGTGTAGAAAGCGACGAATAGCTTGTCGCAACAATTGTGGAGGTTGTAGACGCTGAGTTAGTGAGTGTGAAGATAGTAGATGGCAGATATCCAATCGGCACGCCATCCGTGGCGGACTGGCTGCTTATTGTCTGAAATACATTTTGCCATGTTCGCACTCCCTGCCCGTCTGCGACCTGGAAAGAATCTTTGGGATACGGCTGGGCCGTGTTGGAGTTTATGGAAAAGAGTAATGCCTGAAGCTGAAGCTCCTGTTCATTCGTCCGACTCATCTCTGGCTTTGCCAGAGATATGTTGGCTACGGCGAAGCCGCGGGTTATATATCTACTGAATAAGTCGCACAACACACTAGAATGCCAGGCGGTGGAGGTCTGTTACAACTGGTAGCAATCGGAAAACAAGATGTTTTTTTAACCGGAAATCCCCAGATAACGTGGTTCAAAATGGTGTATAGACGTTATACCAACTTCGCAGTGGAGTCGCAGCAGATCTATTTCGATGGCGACCCCGACTTTGGGAAGCGCGTAACTGCGCTTATCCCTAGACGCGGTGATCTACTCGGCCCTATGCTGCTCGAAGTTGTTCTGCCCTACGTAACGATGTCCGATGGATCAATTGGAACGTATGTGAACACAACTGGATACGCACTTATTGAGGAGATTTCGCTGGAGATTGGTGAACAGGAGATAGATAAACAGACCGGAGAGTGGATGCAAATATGGTCAACTGTAACGACACCTGCTGGACAGCGTGAAGCCTTGAACAACATGATTGGCCGCGTGGATGGCTTGAACTCACCCCCTGTGAGCGTTTCTTCAAGTGTATGCTCTGTAGGAACATACAAGTTCGGTGCGGCCAAGCTGTATATCCCTTTCCAGTTCTGGTTCAACAGGAACCCTGGCGTATATCTGCCTCTTCTTGCGATGCAGTATCATCCGGTGCGTATAAATGTAAAATTCCGCGATCTAGCTGGAATGATTATTAACACAAATATGTCAGCTACATGTGCCCCTGTTCAGCCCGAGCCCACGAGTCTTGTCGAGGTACGTCTCTGGGGTGATTATGTCTTCCTAGACACGGAGGAGCGCAGGCGCTTCGTTGCGAATACCCACGAGTATCTGATTGAACAGATCCAATACACCCCGAAGATTTCTATTCCTGCGACGGTCAACACGCAAACAGTTCGAATGGAGTTCAATCACCCCCTCCGCGAAATATTCTGGGCCATCCGGCGCGATGTTATGGAGCTTACACACGAATGGTTTAATTTCGCATCTACCTCTGCGTATGAGACCGGCATTCCCAGAGATATTCTTCAGGACGCAACTCTACAGGTTGATGGATACGATAGGTTTGATACGCGTGACGCCGGCTATTTCCGCCTCGCACAACCCTATCAATATCACACGACAACGGATGTAAAACAGTATTTCTATCTGTACAGCTTCGCACTCCGGCCAGAAGATATACAGCCATCCGGTTCCCTGAATGCCTCTCGCATTGATAACATGAATCTCACAGTGAATCTTCGCCCCGATTCCAATGAAACTCCTACGATCACCGTGCCGCTTCTTGGCCCGGATAACAGGCAAGTAATTAGCAACGGCCAACCCCTATTTAGAGAAATCGCAAATCCGTTATATGTTCCTAACCGTGGCAAGTCATCTATTGTCATTTATGCGAGAAATCACAATGTTTTACGTATTGTGAATGGATTTGCGGGTCTACTCTTCAAGATTTAGGTCGTAAGTATCAATAGCGATGGACAGTGCCTTATTAGGAGCCGCAGGGGCTGTTACAGATCCAGGTGCAAGTACAAAAAACAGTTTTGTAAAAACTCTGAAGGATGGTTGGCCTGTAGGGTGGCTCACCCTATTTGTTCTCGCGGGTGGTATACCCTTTCCCCCGTTTTCGTATCTGGGCCTTGGTGGCGTGAATTTGCTGGCCGTAGGCTCAACAATGTGGTTCGCTGTTAAAGCGGGTTTTCAGTTCTTTCTTACCCTTGTGAATGTCTTCATAACAGCTTATTTTCCAGATCTTTGGTGGCTGGGGTGGCTCATAGCACTGAATCCTTGGTACATCTTTGATCTTATACAAATGTTTAGTCCGGCATTCCATTACGAAGGATTTAAGATTCCTTTTAGTGTTTTTAATCCCAATAAGCCACTACATTCAAAGACGTATGACAATGGAGAAGGTGGACTCACATACGCAAAAGGTGCGGTGGGGCCTGTGGTGATTCTAGTAGCTGCTGGGCTCACTTGCGTGGGGTCATATAGTTTATTGAATATGCTTCCGCCGGCTATTCAAACATCATGGAAGCCCTTAATGAATACTACTTTCGCTATTATTGGGGGAGTCACTGCGGTAGCAGGGGGTGGTATTGGTGGAATGGTGGCCTTGCCTGGTTTAATCAGCGCATTGAAGTCCGGAGCTTCCCAGGCTGCGGCGGTAGTACCCACAGCCACAGCCACAGCCACAGCCGCAGCCGCACCCGCAGCCACACCCGCGCCTACCGCTCAAAAGGGGGGTGGTGAGTTACCATCTTTAGCAAGAGTGGCAGAAAACATTCTGAATGGCGAAGAAACAGTAGTAAATCAGACAGGCGGCGGAAAAACTATGGAAGATACTTCTACTAATATGTTCTTAGGCGCATTGACACTGGTCACACTCGGTGGAATGAGCCTCGCGCTAATCCGTTCTAAAGCAGATTCTAGACGCTGAATATAATGAAGTACTTAATGACACAGGAAGAGTTTGAACAGCTCATAGGAGTTCAACCTGTTCCGGATAGCACAACTATTCCGGCGTTTACTGTTGTGTATTTTGGCGCGAGCTGGTGTGGACCCTGTCGCCGGCTTGATATGCCCGCTCTAGAGACCGCACTGCCCGAGGTTAACTGGCTGAAATGCGATGTGGATCAGAACAATTACACCCCTGGGTATTGTAATGTTCGTTCGATCCCTAGCTTCCTAGCTATCAAGGACAAGAAGGTTATTGGAAATTTCCAGTCGAGCAGTAATGAGAAAGTGGAGGAGTGGGTCCGCTCACTTATGTGAGTCCTAATTAAATGAGCACCAAGTTATTGAAACAAGTCGCCACGGCGATCGGTTCTCTCATCGTTGTATACTACGTAAGTGTACATTACGACAGCCTGAAACAGCTCGCGGCCAAATAACCGCACCATCTTTTAAGGATGGATACGGATTGTATCATAGTGGGCTCCGGTATCGCAGGACTATACGCGGCGGTTGAGTTAGCACGACTCAAGCGCCGAGTAGCAGTATATGAGAAACATAAAGATATTGGTGGGCGTGTATACACATTCCACCAAACAATCAACGGGAATGATCTTCAATGGGAGGGCGGCGCTGGACGTATCTCCAAGAATCATACTATTATTATGAAACTCCTAAAACGGTATAAGCTGACATTTTCCCCTATTGGCGGAACAGTCCAGTATAAGGATACATATACGAGCGAGCTAGAATCGGACGCGTTTGACGCAGGTATGCCGATTTTCTTGGATCCGCTCATGGGCCTTCCGCAAGAAGATCTGGAGAAACATACTGTGCGTGAACTCGTTACAAAGATTCACGGGGCTAGAAAGGCAGAAGACTATCTTATTCGTTTTCCCTATCGCGCAGAAATAGACGTTATGCGAGCGGATATGGCCCTCAAGCTTTTCTCAAGCGAGTTCCGTAAGACGGAACCATACGGTGTTTGCGCAGAAGGGCTCTCGGCCCTGACCGCGGCTCTACGCGCCGACGCAGAAAAGCGGGGTGTCGTCTTTCGGATGGAACACGAGCTTGTCCAGATTGCTCAAAAGGACGTGGTGGAAGCTACATTCAAGCACGGACAAGACGAAGTTGTCGTGAAAGCCCCGCACTGTATTCTGGCAGTGACATGTGAAGCTCTCAAGCGACTGGAGCCGTTTAAGAAATGGCATGTCCTCAAACATCTTCGCATGGAACCCCTTTTGCGTTTCTACGGAGCTTTTCCGAAAGAGGATGGTAAAGTCTGGTATGAGCAGTACGGGGGGCGCATTGTAACAAGTACACCCCTTCGCTATATTATACCTGGATCTGCTAGCACTGGCTCGGCACATATGTCCTATACAGACACGCAGGATGCCCGCTACTGGATAGATAAGCTACACGTCGACGGAGAAAAGAAAGTGGGTGAAGAAATGCTCGCAGAGTTACGGAAACTTCTGATGCCGTCTATTCCTCCTCCGTATTTCGTGAAGGCGCATGCCTGGGATCACGGAGTAACGTATTGGCTCCCTGGACATTATGATCCAGCGAAACTCTCTAAAGAAGCTGTGACACCCTTTCCAGAAACAATGCCGGCTGTTCATGTCTGCGGCGAGTCCTTTTCACTACGCCAGGGGTGGATGGAAGGGGCAGTAGAGCACGCAGCGCTAGTTGTTAAAAAGCTGTCAAAATTATGAGGTCAAAAAAACCCCACCAAGACAGAGATGGATATCTTTCTGTTGATCGGTGTTCTACACGTTGCCCTCATTGTACCTTTTCTGCTTTGGGTAGGTTTCAATCGCGCGGCGACTCCGGATTGGGTCTATCACCTTCTGTTTGGCATGGGCCTACTGGTGTTCCTGTATCACGGCTACAAAGCTGTCGGTCGCTATTTCGCAAAGTCTCCGGTCCTTTGGATTAATATGATCCACGTGCTATTCGTAGCTCCTCTGCTCCTTTGGATCGGCTTCAACGCAAAAAAGACTGAGCGCCCTGCGTATGACATGCTGCTAATCGTCGCATTCGGTGCCTTCGGATACCATCTGTACAAGCTCGTAGTTGTATCACAGACATTTGTGAAGTCGCCTGAAGTCTAGGCGGTAATATCATTCAAGAACTCCTGCTTCACAATCGGTAACTCAATACAGGAAGTCGCCACGTGATACAAGAAGGCAGTGTTACTGTTACACACCTTATTACATGTGGGGCATGTCAGCCCCCCTGTTGAGAACTGTTTCAACTCTTCCTCGCAATGCTTGCGCATGAAATGGATTATCCGATTTGCCCTTGTAAGAGTCTTATAAGGGCAACACGGACATTTGAGATGCGCAGCTTGCTCCTTGGAATGTCGCGCGGCGATATGAAGAGCCAGAGTCTGTGAATGAAGAAACTCCTTTTTACACGTCTTACACTGAAACGGAAGATGCCCCTCGTGGTTCTTCATGTGATAATGCATGGTGTTCTGATTCTTTTTGACCTCCTGGCATATAGTACAGACGTAGTTTCCCTCTGTGTCTTTCTGATATGTGTATGGCATGCCTTTGGTGACAATATAGCCGTTGGTGCTAAACTCAATTTTTCACGCGGAAGCACTCATTCCCATCTTTTGGAACAATGACTACTGTGCCCCCCACCGCAATAGTGCTCCTGTTTGAAGCCAGCCTCCGCCTTACAGCAAAAGGGATCATGGTTATCTTTCGCATTCGGGAATCGCTGACCAGTAGCTGGATCCGTGTAGGGAGTACAATACTTCTTTCCACAGGTCCAACACCAAGTTCTACCGCATCCGCTTCCTACATGGAATTTCCCATTCAGATCAAGGCCGCACGAAAACACATAGTCGCACGCTGCGTCTTTGAGACACCAGCGCTGGCACCAGGGGCATTGTTTCGCATCTGTAGAACCGGACTCGGGCATTTCTTTGGTGGGCGTAAAGATTTCCTTGTAAATAGCCGCAGGAGATGGTCGTTATACTCACATTAGCTATTGGAGCGGATTTCCGGAAAAGTTTGGCGCCTGCCTTGAAGACAAAAGTGGATTATGCCGCGCGACATGGATACAAATATATACAGGGCGGCGAGGAGTTCTGGGATCGTGAGAGACCTATACCGTGGTCGAAGGTCGGCTTTGTTCTCAGCATACTCGGCACGCTAGCCGACGGCGAACTCGTATTTCTTTCTGACGCAGATGTGATAATTACAAATCCCGAGCTCCGCCTTGAAGATCTTGTGGTTCCGATGCTACCGGCTCAAAAGGATTTACTTATGACGATTGACGCCTGTGGTCATCTGAACTCGGGAAATATGCTGATGCGGAATGGGCCGTGGTTACGCGATTGGTGGCGACGAGTTGGTGAACAACGGGACTTGACCTACCATATTTGGTGGGAGAACGCAGCTATGATTCGTCTCTTGGAAACGGTGCCGGCTGATTTGGCTCGGACAGAAACTACGGCAGAGCATTGGAAATTCAACGCGTATTTACAGGGGCTTCCTGGAGAGCGCTTATGGGAACCTGGGTGTTTTTTAGTACATTTCGCAGGCGTGTATGATCTTAAAAGGATGGAGCAGCTTCAGCGAGATATTTTAAATGTATAAATTAGAGAAATGTCTGCGCGAGCGAAGACGCCATCCAGAAGAAATAGATCGGCGCTGCGAGGCGGCAGCATTAGCGGCGCCTCCGCCGCTACGCTGCCCCTTCCTAGCGCAACAGGATTAGGATTCCTTAGTGGAAGAATGATGAGTGGTAAACAGTGGCCTATTGAAGCAGTCAATGTGACAAATACAACAGATCAGAATCTTATACGTGACTATAAACATCTTGTATTTCTTATACAAGATGGAGCAAATACTAAAATGGTTGCTAATGATGATGTGGGAACCGCTAAATTTTATGAGGGACCAATCAGCGCATATAAACCAGCAAACTGGATGAGCTATCAAAGCGCGGGAACAAGAGCAGATGGCGGCTATCTTGCAACTATTTTGCCTAAGGTAACTGGAAGTATTAGTGGACTTTGGAATCCCCAGAATACGCCTATTACACAAGTCAGTGTAACAAATACAACAGATCCAAATCTTATATCACAAAGAAAAAATCTTGTATTTCTTACACATGATGGAACAAATACTAAAATGGTTGCTAATGATGATGCAGGAACAGCTAAATATTATGTAGGAGCAATCAGCGCATATAACCCAGCAAACTGGATGACCTATCAAAGCGTGGGGACAAGAACAGATAATAGGTATATTGCCAATATATCGTCAATGACTAATCCAATAGATGCTCTTGCTATGAAGGCTGAAATGGACGCGCTTGCGGCGCAGCAGCTGGCGTCGATGACGGCGTTTACGACTAGCGTCAACACCGCCGCTGCTTCTACGATCGCAGGGCAGCAGGCGACGACCGCGGCGTCGCTGGCGGCGGCGGCGGCGGGTGCGGCGGCGGCGGGTGCGGCGGGTTCGGTGTTCACGACAACTGCAAATAAAAAGCCGCCGCAGCCGATGACGCCGCAGCCGCAGCCGCAGCCGCAGCC